TTTTGGAAAATTTAAAAAAATTATCTGGGGTGTATATAGTACCTATTGCGAGGGGGAGGGGTACTCCCGGCCAGGGGGGGGGGTGGGGGTCTGATCCGGGGAAGATCCGAAAGCCCTGGGAGAAAAGAAAGCCCCGGGAAAATCCCCATGAAAAGACCCCCTAAAAGCTAGGGGGTATCTCTGTTAATCGCAATTTATGAACTCTGCGCAAAACAATGGTTATACGAATAGTTGACTGTAAATCCTTGAATTATAAGGCTTTTCAGTGTCTTTACGTCTCTCCTCTCTGGTTAAAGGACTATAAAAAATTGCTGTGGTTAAAAAAGATCAAGTTTTCGTTGGGTTTGCTGCTCCTCTACTGCTCTTTTTCCGGCTGTACTCCTGTCCTCTTTGCTACCTTTTCCAGCAGCTTTTTATCCTCATCAGTCATGATGTTTAGGTCTGTATGTACCTGCTCTACTGGCTTAAATCCAGCTGTATCTCTCATCACCTCATAGGCCTTTGTGTTACCTTCCTTTGCTTCCATCATCTGTTTTAGTGTCAATATAGCCCCCATTGTAAAATCACCATCTAACAACTCTGTATAATCTCCGAGAATATCTCGAGCTTTTTTCTCGGATACAGTAGCCATCAAAAGGCTTTTAGCAATCTCATTAAGGCTCTTTTGTCTCTTTATCCTCTCTGCATTAGCTCTACCACCCTTTTTTCCCATCTCTATAAGCTCTTCTCTGGATCTCTTAACCAGATTTTTATAACCATCTGCTTTAGGCATACTGTATCACCTCTTTTCTATGTATCTCTTAATATCTCTGTGTCTGTGTCTGTATCTGTATCTCTTTAGACTTATTCCAGTATAACAATATCATACATAACAGGGGATAAACAACCCCGTAAACAGTGGACTTATGCAACTACTGCATAAATACAAAAGTTTTTTCCGGATTCCGGCAGAGTTTGGACAAAAAAAGGGCGCCGGATTTCTCCAGCGCTCCACCTTGGGACCAGATCGGCGGCCTATTCTTCTTTGTCCGACAATGCCAGGTCTTTTAGATACTGATTAACACTCTTTCCGGATTCTTTCGCCCTGGTCTCTATCTGCTTCTTTTCCTCCGGATCAACCCACATAACAATTCTGGCTCTTGTGTCCATGTATGCCTTGTTAGATGCCTTTTTCTTTTCGGTATATCCATTATATCCCACTTAATCACCCCTTTCCTTTGTTGATAGAATACCGCAAATATAGGATATCACACGCCATAGCATAGCACTATGTAACTTTTGCACAAAATAGCACTATGCGATTTGTGCAACATTCCATCTTTACAATCGCATAGTGCTATGTTATTATAACCTCAACAAGCAAACAACGAACCGCAACACCACCGAAGCACCGACCAGAGACGAGCCAAGCGCCGGATCTGATCGAGAGAAGGCAGACAGCGGAACACCAAAAAGAAAAGGAGAAAAACAAATGTACAAGTACGGATTGAGTAAAAGAGGATGCAGCATTGGAACACAGCCGAGCGGCTTTGATCACTTCGAGGACACCGACAAGAAAGAGACCGGATTTTACAGCGTAGTGTACTACGCGGAAGCCCTGACGGATCAGCAGATCAAGGAATATGAATTGACACCGATCACCGAGGAGATCACCCAGGACGAACACAAGGAAGCCACCAAGGAAGCCACCAAGGAAGAGAAGGAAGCGCCCAAGGAGATCACAAGCCCGGAAGAGCTTGCAACTCTGATAGAGCAAGAAGGGCTGGAAATGGTTGCCTTCTGGATGCTGAAAGACCAGAACAACAGAAACTTGATCATGCAAGCGGGAATTGAGGCCGGGATCTTTACGGCGGCGGACTTGACAGATTTTCTCTTCTCCGGGAGAATGCCGGAGTACCACACTTTCAACGAGTGGAAGCGCCACGGCTACATCGTAAAGAAGGGAAGCAAGGCGGCGTTTTCTTGCCGGATATGGGACTATAAGACAAGCAAAGCCGGAACCTACACCAAGGAAGAAGCGGACATGATGAATGCAATGATGATCAATGCGGACGGATCCGAGGTGAAAGAAGGAGACGCAAAAACACACTCCCAGTTTTACAAATTCAGCGCCTACTTTTTCGGGGCTGATCAGGTGGAAAAGCTGAATTATACAGATGTCACCCTCCCGAATGACTGCCAGAAAAGGACGGAAAACGGCCGGGAGATCATCACCGGGAATACAAAAGAGATCAAGGAACAGTTAAAAGCCGCTGGTTATCAGTGGCACGGGAAAAATAAATACTGGTACAGAGCAGCCTAAACAAATAACCCGCCACGGAGGTTACGATGGCAGAAATGAACAATATGAAAAAGTTGCCTAGTATAGTAAGGAGGATGGAGAAAATGAGAAACCAGTTTAAGACCACAATCGAAGTTAGACGAATTGACATTTGCGATTTAATGCTTGCTTGCACATGTGCCGGACAGATTGCCAATGACGGCGGCAAGAAATGGAAAAGACTGCATGACGAATTGAAAAGGCAGTTAGATGAATTGGACAAGCAGCTTGACGAAATCGAAAACGCATAATCACTACTGCCCCACACCACACCAGGCGAATAACACAAGCGCGGATCACAACCGCCAAGGGGCTTCCCGAGAAGGAACGAGAGGAGGACGAAGGAATGAATCAATACCACATGATCCCGGAAGTTAGACAAGATGAATATATGAATTTGCAAATAGAATCATGGCGGGCAAGGGTGAAGTTGCTAAAGGCTGTAAAGCCTATCGTTAAAGCCTATGACGGAAAAGCATACAGCAAGAGGTTTGACAAGGCAGTTAGCGAGCAGTTAAACACCGAGGATCACGACAACCGCGTGTTTGTCTCCCACTCATACGGCGATAGGCTTTATATAACGGTCTGTACAAAAAGGAGTATAAAAGTCCCCCATGATTTTTACACCGGTAGCTATCAGATCAATGACACGGAATCATGTGTAAACTTGGCAACCATAACACCAGAGAACGCCAAACTCCGAAAGATAGACGCTGACACAACGATAAAGAATATCGACAGCAAAATTGAGGAGCTGCATGAAAGGATAGAAAACACGCTTAGAGCATACGCCAATTTAACCGCATACCGGAAGAAAATAGAGGAGGTGAAAAGGATATTACAGGAGGCAAGCGAGTTGATCGGACAGGCCCCGAGAGAATTTACAGGATTATATAAAACTGAATACTGCCTAAAGGAAAGCAGATATTAGGAACCAAGGGAGCCGGGCAACCCTTAAATCCCGGTAAAAAGTCCTTTCAAAAGGACTGAAAATATGATACAAATAATAATATACAGGAGAACCCAACAGGGGAGGAGGAAAAAAACAATGACAAGATATGAGTTGAAGAAGTTTAGCGTAGAAGTGAAAAAACAGCCGGAAATCAATGAAAACTGGTTTAATCTGGTGACGGATGATCCAAGTCCTGAGAGTATCAAGTTGTTTGACACTCTGGAAGAAGCAAAAAAAGCGCTTGAAGAGTACAAGAACACATGCCAAAAGCTGAGTAATCACAACTTGACATACTATCTCGTGACGGTGTACGCCGTAGAGATTTATGAGGTTGACGAGGACATGGATTTCCTCTCCGGCAGTGATTATGAGGTTGCAAGGAACGAGGGGCAATACAACGGGAGCTGGAAAGAGTTTTGTTATGAAAATGAGGATCGCATAAAGGAATGTTTGCGGAAAATGATCCCTTGTACCGGAGATTATCAACAGGATCTTTATTTTTATGAGGATGGCACCATTGATTATTTTGTAAATCCGGGCGGAAATTCTTGGTTAGATGATAATCATGTTTGCTTTTTCAGCTACTCGCAAGGATGGTATGTAGATTTTTTGGAGGAACAAGGTTACGATCAAGAAGGCTTTGACAATGATGATATTCTTGACGAATGCGTATATGGTGATTGGGATATGTTGATTTCTGCCGCGGAACAGTATGACAAAGACCATGAATTTGATGATTATGACGAGGAAGAATAATTAAATTTACAGACACAAAAAAGGGCTATGGCGTTTGACCATAGTCCTTTTTTGATACAGGAGTTAAACAATCCAAATGACAAGCAAGCAAACAATCTATCAACCAATACTATTATATCATAGACTGCATTAGATATCAAGCGTATCTATGGCTCTTACCATGGCTTTTGAGACTGTTTTTGCGTCCTTTTTGATGATCCTTGCAATCTCTCCGTTTGTCAACCCGGACATATACCTCCAGCGCAAAAGCTCGGCATATCGTGGCTTTTTGGCGTGGGTATTGATAGCTATGCCAATGCTTAACCTTGCTTGCTCTGCCTTCTGTATCTCTTTGCGCAACTCGTCACATATCCCGGCAAGCTCAATGCCTGACTTCTCCACCCGGCTAGAGAAACTGCCGCCTGGAGCGGCGTTAAAGATTTGTGTAGTCCGAGATCCCACCGCAAGCCACCTCTCATACTCTATCGTGTCTGCCTCGATTTGAGCGACCAATTTGCGATACCTGGATAAATACTCGACCTTTTCTTTATAATACATTATAGCCCCCTTCTCCGCTGTCAAAACTATATGTTATACTTTGCCACATACTGCCCGTATGTCATGCCCTCTGCTCTGGCCAGGACTGCGATCTCAACAACGCTTAATTTTGGCTTTGGCTGTCTCTTGCGTGGCTTTGGTTTTTCATCATAAGTCTTATGCCATGGATTCTCATAAGTACCCATGGCTTTCTGCGCTTCAACCTTTAATAGGTGCTTATCTCTCGTTTGTTTATTCAAAATCTGTGAACACTCCTTGCTGCAAGTCTTTTGAGTGGATGTTCGTGCAATGTATGTCTTCCCACATATCACGCACACTCTTTCTCCGTACCACCTTGGATCATTGCTCATTCCCACGCTTATCCGCCTCCCTTTCCTCGCAATATGCTTTGTAATTCTGGACAAGCTTGTGCTGTTCAGCCTCCTCCCGACTCACACGATATGTCCGGCAGTACCGATCCAGGTACTCCTCATAGTCACTCTTCTGCTCTTTCATAACGCCACCTCCAATACAAACTTGATCCCGGTGATCACTGCTGTCAGAACAAACACAGAAAATGTCAGCAGGAACAGCCAGATAATAAACTTCTGCCAAGGTTTAAGATTGTCCATTTTGTACACCTCCATCTAATTGCATGTATCCAAGGCACTTTAAGACAGCATATTCAATGTCATTCACGGGATGATAGTAATAATCAAAAGCCTCTACCGAAATCGTCACTACCTTGTCAAATTTTATCCGGCCATGATCAATATATCGCACATAGGTCACTTTCTTGTCAGTCTTTTTCAAAACCACCGCAACCGGCGTAAATTCATCAAATCCCCGTGGTCCGCAAACATAAAGGTCACTCCTTTTAATTGGATTATTCATTCAATCACCATCCTTATCTGCCGGAATGATTGTTGGAATGTGCTGTAAGTATTCGCGCATTTTTGCATAATCTGCGTATTCATGAAATGCTCTTAAACCATCATGCCCATCACCGAAGCAATCTGTTCTTAATGCTTGACTTCTATCCACCAAATCCCCATGCCCTTCAGGTAATATCGTGCCGTTTCTCAATGCTTTAAGAAAAGCTGGCAATTGGCTTTCAAGTACCACCACGCCCCTCATACAAAGAGCATTATACCGTTCTTCTGAAATCTCAATCACAACTTGCATCAGCTTCACTCCTTTCTGCCAACGAGCAATCATTATATAGGATAGGTAATTCTTCGGATTTTTTAACTTTACTCATAGATTTTTCAAGATAATCCAGTCTCTCACATATTCTGTCTGGGATATCAATCACAACTTGCATCGTTATCCTCCCTATATACATTATGTATTCGCAACACATAATACTTTTTCCCCGGTTCAGCTCCCCACTCAGGTTTGCCTGTTCCCATTCCAAGACTTACTTCCGCAACAAATGATGGTGAGTTATGGCTGTATCCGTTACGAAAAAGGACAGTGTACAAATCATAATTGTTCCAGTAGCCAGAATTTTCCCATATTTTCTTAAAACGTGCAGTATAATATGGCTTGATCTCTCTGTACTCCTCTTTCTTCTCGCCGGACAGGATCATGTCAAACCACTTCTTTTTGATTGGTAATATCAACATTCTCTGTCCTCACTTTCCTTCTTTAGTTCAAATAAAGGCACGTCTATTTCACCAACATCAATGCAGCCAAGGATTTCAACATCCTCCTGCCCTTCATTCCAGTCACTGAGCCAAATGTAATAACCCTCAACACTCATATCCACTTCTAAATATTCGTTTGACACAGTCCATCTATCTTCCCACGAATACTTGTACCTCATATATACCAGTTTATCTTCTATTGGTTGCTTTTTAAGCCATTCCTGAAATTCTTTAAGGCTCATTCTACCTCCTTACTTTCTTCATCGTATTCCCATAAATCTTTCCTTTCATCAAACCCATAAACACAACTATTGCATGGATATGAATCATCAGGTGTTGCTGCCCACTTGCATCTTCCGCAAGTATGGTATCTTTCATCTGCTATAATTTCTTCTATTTTCATTCCTACTCCTTTCTTTTTATTTAATAAAATCATCGCACTTACCTTGCACATGGTGGAAGTAAATCACTTCGTCCAAGCCGTTTCAATGTTCCAATGAATTTAATGGTTGCTTCTTCGCCGTATATTCCACATTCGGCTAGCGTCTCAAACACAATGTGAGTTAAATCTAATTCTTCCGGCTCCCAATGCGTGTTTCCATCATTTTCTCCTCTGCACCCTTTGCAATGCTCGTCAACTGGGTTGTGCTTGCAAGTAGAACAATTCTTTATCATTCACTCACCCTCTTTCATTTTCTGCGCTTACCTCAACATATTCTTCACAATCATCAGACTCCTGGAGCCCTTTTTTACATCCTGTCGGAAACCAGTATTTTCCTGCATAATTATAATATTCTTCGTAGTCCCATTCGCAATACTTGCATTTCGTGCAATCAGTCATTGTTCACTCACCATCCTTTGGTTGATATGGCTTTGGTAGTGGCATCCATGCGGTCACATCGTTATCATCATCCTTTATACCGACTTCAATATCCGATCCGTAATAGTGCCAAAAGATTTTGCCTTTTCTCTCCACAAGATAGCCCATATAAATTTCAAATCCATTAGTGATAATTACATCATTAGATATCTTGTATGCTCCCCTTAACAAAGGAAACCGCTCCTCTACTGGAATCCACCCATCATTGTAATACTGGCTGCTCCTCTCCATCTGGGAAGTGTGGAGCTTTTCGGATAAAAGCTGGATTGTGTCGGCGGCTTCTCTGTAATCCTTTACAAGTCCATCAACAGCAAATCCACTTTTCGCAAATGTATCTGCATGTTGACGCAATCTGTCAATCAGTTCCGTTGTCATGCTCATTCTGTTTCCTCCTGTATCGCTGTCGGAAATACTCGCTCCGGTCATGCTCCAGCTCCCACCGCTTCTGAACGATGTAGGGATCCTCTGCAACCTTGACACCTACCTCCACCGCTTTTTTGGCCCGAAGGTGCGACCACTTGCCCGTCATAAGGCACTTGCGCACCGCTGACACGCTCATGTCCAGATACTCAGCTACGGCATCTGCTCCCACAAGATCATGCATGAGTGGACGCTCATATGCGTCATTTGTTACGATCATGTATGTTTTCGTTTCTGGCATTCACCTCAACTCCCTTCGTCTATTAAGTGTCTATTAAGTGTCTATCAAATATTGCCGGATAAATCTGTTGGCGTACTGCGGATGGATTTCAGACCATCTTACTATCATAGTCATACGCTTCTATGCCAAGCTTCTTAAACTCATTTTTAAAACACCCGCTCTGCTCAAAAAGATAATACGCTATCATCGGCAAACCTCCAACAAAAACCACCAGCAGTTTTTCTTTTACCGTAACAAACGGCAGATACCTTGCTGTGTGAAATATGTAACTCTGTTTCTACCTGCTTCAAACTATCGAATTTTCTGATAACCTCTTTACTGTCGGAATCGATCATCAATACAGGCTTCATATACTTTTTAGAGCGATTACCATAATTTAGGTTGTAAGCCGGATCGCACCACTCTAAATTAGATATAGCATTGTTGCGTTTGTTCTCGTCTTTATGGTTTATCAAATTGTACCCATTCGGATTGTCAAGAAATGTTTTCGCAACTAATCTATGACACTTAACTCTCTGACATTTACCATTTTTGTAAAGGAAATAATAAACATACCCGTGTTTATCTATATTATCCTTTAATATTTTTTCGTTAATTTTTCGGCAAGTTCCATTTGTAACAACTGTTCTTGATAGACTTTTAACTCTACCTAAACTCGATACTTGATAGATTCCTTCGTACCCTTGTACATCTTCCCACTGCTCAAACAAACAATGTGCTACCATCACTCATTCCCTTTCCCAAAGTCAAATCTTTATATCAGTTCCACCATGCTCATTGATCCACTCGATAGCTTCTCGCATGGTTACTCCGTTGTTCTTTACTACATCAAGCAATGCGTACATTTGAGGATGTGTCTGCTTCAAAAGTTCAAACCTGCCCTCGCCTGGCTTTTCCAAGTGGCATCCGAATCCGCAAAGCATGCAACCCGTGCGTTTGCATCCCGTGGTTTTCAGCAAAGGCCTTTCCGCATCAAATATTCCGCAATCCTCAAATCCTTTTATGTCTGATATGGTCATTTGTCCTTCAACATCCGGCACGCTTTTCCAATCTTCAACCACATCACCGTAAACAGAACAAATAGGCAAGTTATTTTCTCTGATATAAAGCAAAACATCTTGTTCCGTCCAGAAACTCATGGGATTGCTTACTGGTTCTTTTATGTCAAAAGCATTACAACCATTCCTCAGCCATTGCTGAGTTCTCAACTTACTTTCACTAGCCATTTGTGCGGTTATTGCATGTCTTTTAGTTTTTCTGCTATATTTGTGAATTGGTTGCTTTTTCATGATTTTGCAACACATATCCGATATGTCAAAATCAGCTTCCAACAAATAAGCATATCTTGATTTGTCATACATTTTAGAATATTCGTTTGTTATATTTCCTTTTTCTTTATGGATAACTTCACCAAACAAGGATTTTACGCGAAATATTGGCTTATTTTCCGTATTCTTGCCTATTTCATACAACTCCCTTGCAGTAAAATTGCTAGGGATAATCCCCTTTTTCAATTCCTTGTATTTCTTTGAGTTTTGCGCTCCTTGCCGCTTTGGTATTCCTATTAAATCCGCTATTGCCCAATATCCCTTTACCGTTCCGTTCCGTTCCGTTCCGTTCCGTTCCGTTAAGACGATTTCGTTTTCAAATACCTTTGTCAAGTATTTTCTTGACATATTTACGCATCCAGCAACTTCTTTGCTAATCAGCGGAAATCCATACTTCTCGCACACCTGCATGAAACTGATCTTTGGCTTCAAAATCTCCACATTATCCCAAGTCAAGGCAAACTCTTTCAGCTCCGGAAACTGTGTCGGCACATCCACGAACACCGCAGGAATATCTTTGTATCCCATTCGATTCCTTACAATGTCCATCAGCACCGTGCTATCCTTTCCACCAGAAAATGAAACATATACGCCATACGTTCCAAATTCGTCAATCCATCCCTCGATCCGTCTTTCCGTCATGCGGATCTTAGCTGACAATGGCAATGCCTGCATTTGGTATAAATCACCTATTGTATGTTTATTCTCACTCATATATCCTCACCCCAATCTCATAAGCGGACAGTTCGCACATATCTCGCTTTCGAACAGTTCCATGCCGTCATGTTCCTCCGGATCCCACTCTGCCGGATACTTGCAGTATTCATCGCACATTTTCTGAGCAACCTCGTCCATTATCTGCACTACCGTCTGCTTTTTCTGTTCCATCTGTTTCACCTCTATACTTGGCATCAATTCCATCAATCACAACTCCCCCCAATCATGTGCTCCAGGTAAAACTTACCCCCACGCTCCACTGCCCGGCACCCGTACCAGCCGTAGCCGTATCGCCATGCGTCCGGGATCTGTCCCTCAACCTCTGACTGCAACTCTGCGTGGGACATTTTCGCGTATCGCATGTAGTCCTCTTCTGTGATTTCCCATTTAACTTCTCTCATCGTTCTTCTCCTCCACTGCTCTGTTTACTTGTTTACCGCCCGTCATATCAATCCCCATCTTCGTTATGGCTTCTTGTTGTAATTGCTTGTATGACACGATTGCGCTTGCCATATTTCTATACAGCTTCCACAGTCCGTCACCATACTTTTTGTACTTTTGGGACTTTTCTTCGATCTCTGACAGAAAATACTCCCACCGAAAATCGTCCAACCAACAGTACATATACCTTTTTTGCAGGTCGAAAATGTCATTCATTATATCCCGGATCACTTCATACTCGCTTTTTCTTGCCATTTTTTCCCCTCCGTAACCGCTTTTCGCACTTGGTAACCGCACCATTCTAAAATCGGTTACCTTCAAATCCCTTATAAAATAAGGCTTTTTCGCCCTTGGTAACCGGGTAACCGCGGTAACCGCTATTTTTTCATTTCATAGGAGCGTCAAAAAAATTATTTTAGGAATCCCAGAAAAATATTTTTACCTGTATATATATGTATGGTTTTTTGCGGTTACTGCGGTTACCGCGGTTACCTTTAATCGAAAGGTAGCGTATTTTCAAGGGTTTCAGGCACTTTTACAAAAATTTCTTCGCGGTTACCGCCGCGGTTACCTTGGCCATTTTCGGTTACTTTTTCATTTTCTTCGTTCTGAGTGTCTGATATCTTGATTGCCACACACCTAGTCACTACACCGAAAAACTTTTTTAGTATTGTACTTCTCGCCTTGTCTCCCTGTTGTTTTGCAAGCCCCTTGTTCATAGCCCAGATCATAAAAGCCTTGCGTGAGAAGTTTCCCCTCTCGCATATTCCGTCAAATGCGTTGCTTATGATGTAAACATATCCTTCGTCCTCGTCAATCTCGCCCCACATTTCTCCCTTGTTGTCCGCTGATGTGTCAAATCGGCTGCGGTTCTTTGCGATTTCGTCAAAGATAAAGTCATAAGCCCTTTCGTTCTCGCTGACTTCTCCCCGGTTTTTCAGCACATCCACACACTTCTCGACATCCAGGTAAATCCCATCCTCAAACATGATGTCAGTTGCAATCTTGTCACCAGTTAAAAGGATGGACAATGGGATCACTTGCTTCTCTTCCTTCTCCTGTCCCTTTCGTGCAGCAATCTCGTTAATCTGCTTGACATAGCCTTCTTGGATTTCCCTAACCTTATCAAATCCCATGGCCTTGACTACATCCACGAAAAGCTGTCCGGCGAATCCGTAGTTTTTTGATAGAATCGAAACAACCCTGTTGCCGTTCTCAAAGATATATCCCTCTTCCATCTCAAAATCCAAAATCCTGTTGATAGCTCCACCACGCATGGTGTCAGTGGTTAAAGGTCGCTCGATGTTCGTCAAGCATATATTCTGCCATGTTGTACCATTGTTCAGTCCCAGATTGACATTGGATCTGTCTTTGCCGTTTCCACTGCATAAGGTGTAAACATAATCGGTAAACTGGTCTTTGTACTTTTCCTTTAATTGACTGAAATCGTCAATCATCATCGGCAGATGGTTCAGCAGATTCTCTCGGACTTCCAACGCTGTCTGGCTTGACTTCGGATCAGTAATGTACCGATTCTCGGAAGGATCAGCCCAGACAGAAGCCGCAAGCATAAGCGCCACTGTTTTACCCTTGCCGCTCTCCCCCCATAGGTTCACGATAAATGGCAATGCGTTCAGCGGCTTCAAAAGAATGCTGCTAAAAGAAGCTGCTAGGTATATCTGTGTCTCAATTCTGCCCTTCTGGCGGATCTCCTTTACCAGGTCAAACCACTTGTCCACGCTCCCGGAAGGTTGGATTGCTTTTATCAGCTCTGGAAACTTTTGCTCTGCGTCAAACTCTATGCCAGTGTCATACGGCATGAACTCTTTGCCGATCCATCCAAATTTCCCTGTTGATTTACCCTCGTCAATCGTTCCCATGTTGAGATATTCCAACTCGGAAAGGTACTTCACCAGGTATTTTGCCGTTTCACTTGTCACAAGGATTCCCTTGTTTGCCAAATCAACTATTTTGTTGGCACTTGCGATTTTGTTCTTATCGCAAACAAGTGTTTTCCAAGCGCCATTCCGTTGATATGCAAGCCGTACTTTCTCGTCTCCCGTCTCAACATTGGTGAGAATTTTTGTGATCAGGATGGGATGTGGGCAAGCTATCCTCTCAACACAATTTACAGTGTCGAAAATGGTCACGCCGCTTCCGTTCGCTGTCCACTTTCCGCAATTCAGCTCCGTTCCAGTATCTTTATAGCCGAAGTCAGTCATGTTACAGGCCATGGCACCAGATTTAGATTCTCGTTGCCTACGCTCATTCTCTTCCTTTATGGCTTGATTTTTGCGTTTAATGGCCGCCTTCATCAATCTGTCGGCTTTATCCTTACATTTCAACTCGGCGGCCTTATCCTCATAAGCCATTTTTAATTGTTCAAGGAGGAAAGCGTCTCTCTCCTCCAAGATATCCTTTATGAAACTTTCAGACAGAAGAGTTTCGGCTTTTTGAATACTTTCTATGTCAGATACAACCACTTATCCGTCCTCCGTTTCCACGCTCAATAGCTCCACTATCTTCTTGCCCGTCTCTTCCTTCCGGCAAAAAGCAAAATCAACATTATAACGCTCATGGATAGTGCATAGACTCTTGTAAAGTTGATTTCCGTCCACTGCCTTGTCAGATATGACACTCTTGATCCGCTTTCCATTCTCCCACCTCCATATAACCTTGTGTTTCCTTGGATTTTTCCAAAACAGCACATCTTCCAGATTGCGGATGTCCGGGCCATGCTCAACCAGAATCACCAGTTTGATGTTGGCTTCCATGGCCCTGATCAGCTCCGCCTTAAAACGCTCATGCTGTTGCGTGACATTCCCCACCAACTCTTGTAGATCCTTCTTTCTATCGATACAGAGCCTTGGATTGTCAAGGCTCATGTAATCACCGACATACAACTTTGAGCGGAAGTATTGCACTCCAAGAGCGTCAAACTGCTTTGATATGCGTTCCCATTCTTCCTTATGTTCTCTTGTGTCCGTTTGAATTTGCATATCATCACCTGCCTACGATCAAATCAAAGATATGGTTAAACTCCCCATATATGGACTTTACTTCCGCTATGGCCTCTTTCAAGGAGCATTCCCCATCTGCCAGAACTTCGCCCACCTCATTTTCGGCAATACCCTTCATGGCATTCGCTATGTTGGAGTAGTAGCCGATGGTTTTTCTAACGGGATTCCCCTCTTTATCCTTCTTTTTTGTGTCAATCTGCGCTGTGTAGTTGAGAGAGTCTACCTCAATCACATACTTGTCGTTTACTCTTATCATAGCAACCTCCATCAATTAAATGGCAAATCATCATCAATTCCCTGCGGAATACTCATGAACCCATCACTCGCCGCAATACTTGCGTTCTGCTGCCCGCCATGCTCCTTCCAGTCCTTGTAGGCTCTCGTCTCGCTGACTGCGGGAATCTGTGCGTCTGCCACCTTGTCCACGCTAACAAACCACCTCAATACACGCTTTGTCAGCTCTCTTCCATTGTAGTAATCCATCTGCTCGCCGAATACTCCGCCAATCTTCTTTCCTTTGAAGCCATCAAAGTTGAAAGAATTGTCCGGCCTCCATGCAGAAAATCCGGCGTTGGAATGTTCTACGCAAGTGCAGAATGTTTTGAAATCCCTGCTGCATTTCCCCTCGTTGTCATTGACATTGATATACTGCGTGGCCTGATTAGGCCACTTCTTGTCGGGCCGGATATCGTTCTTAAACTGCTCCATGAAATACCCTGGCTGTGCGTCCTCCGGTGCGAAATCGAACAGTACAACGATCATGTCACCGCCGTTTTTGTTCTTCTTTTCGCTGACTTGCTTAACGACCATCTTGTGGCCGCCAAGATTGACGGGAGTAAATACCCCGTTCTCCTTAGTCTCCTCATACGCCTGTGGTTTCTGCATTCTTTTCTTCCTCCTTGCTTTCATTATTCTCTTCTTTGACAGAAATTCCATAGTATTCTCTGATGGTGTCGTCCACCATCTTCAAATCGTTGTCGATCTTCATATCAAACATATCCATAGGGCTTTTTGCCGGATTCGTTCCGTCACTGTTTGTGATAAAGAAATGCTCAGCTCCTTCTACTTGGCAGAGCAGGACAATGGAAAACAGCCCCTCAACAGTCAACTGATTGTCCAACATCTTCCCAAGTGTCTTTGCCTTAATCTTCCCATCATCACTTAACTCCGTATGGTGGAGCATATACACGATACAGTCTTCCGGTGTCTTTCTGATAATAAAGTCAATCAGATTTCGGAAATTCACTGCCATGTTGGTAAACTTCCCATAGCCGGTTTCCTTTGCATGATCGAAACTCTCAAAAGCCATAAGGTACTGGCTATCGTCAATCACATACTTCTTCAACTGCGGATTAGATAAAACCTTCATAATTGATCCGTAGGTGGCATTGTTGATCGTTGGCAACTTCTTCCTAAACGGAAGTGGCTTTCCAGCGACATTAAACACTCCGATTTCCTTCGGATCAAAATTCCTCATACTGGTAGATTTTCCGCTACCACTTGCACCCAAAATTAAGACTGGGATTCCCATTAACTAACTCTCCTTTCTATCTGACCGTATAAAACGGCAATCCACATATCCACTCACACCTTCACTTGATAGACAGGTGCGTCCCCCTCTCGCCGTAGTGCGCCCATTCGCACTTGTCGTTCTCGTCAAGTCCGTCCAAGAACTTCCGGATAGAGTCATTGTCGAAACTCGGCGTATAGTTGATATATTTATCTGGAACTTGTCCGTCAATGATCAATGGCTTTAGCCCACCATTCCCTGCCACCTTCAATTTGAACAACCCAGCGTCAAGGCCCTTTTTGTCATCATGCCCTGTGGCCACCATGGCCCGAAGCAATGCCTCTTTCATCCGCTTTGCATTGTTCTCGCAAACGGACTGCTTCTGCTTGAACCGTTCTGCCTCGGCCTTATATGCCGCTGCGTCCGCCTCAAACTGCCGGATCACCTTGCAGTAGCTTTCTGCCTTCGCCTCCAGTTCAAACTGCAACCCGTCCAGAGTGTCTTTGATCGCCTGATCGTCCGTCTCCGGATCATTCATCCACTCCATCAGTTCCGCCATTTCGGCACTCAATTCGTATAATGTTGCCATTAAATTTTCCTCCTTTACCATTCGCAGGGAATTTCAAACAGCACCTTGCTCTGTCTGATCTCAATGTCACCGATGGCATTAAGAACATACTCTTTTTTGTTATCCTTCTTGGCAATGCCTCCAATTCCCTTTCCGTTTCTCCAACTGCTTACAACGGAAGCCTCATGCAAAATTAGATTGTTTTTGTCTGATTTTGCGTCCTTTACTCCCTTGATGATCCAACCATACTCACACACTACACATACATTCATTTTTTTATCCTCCTAATCATTAAACACTAATACTTTTTGAATATTGTAGCCGTCGCCGTCGCCGTCGCCGTAGCCGTTGCCGTAGCCGTCGCCGTTGCCGTCGCCGTAGCCGTAGCCGTAGCCGTCGCCGTAGCCGTTGCCGTCGCCGTAGCCGTAGCCGTCGCCGTAGCCGTCGCCGTAGCCGTTGCCGTAGCCGTCGCCGTAGCCGTTGCCGTAGCCGTCGCCGTCGCCGTAGCCGTTGCCGTAGCCGTCGCCGTCGCCGTAGCCGTAGCCGTTGCCGTCGCCGTAGCCGTAGC